ATTTAAGGTATTCATTAGGTGATAGTCAAGTTAAGATTTTGAAAAATACTTTTGGAATTAATAATTCTTTACCAACAATCATTCCTATAGAAAATACAAATGGTGTTGGTATTGGCACTGTCCAATTTAATACAGTAACCAAAAGTGTAACTGTTACATTATCAGTTGGATTTAGTACAGCAAATTCATTTCCATTTAATGTAAATGATAAAGTTTTAATTGAAAATGTGAGCGTGGGGGTTGGGTCTACTGGAAAGGGATATAATTCTAAAGAATATAACTATAATTTATTCACACTTACCTCTGTCACTCCAAATTTAGGTGGAATAGGATCTGTAAGTTACAGCCTTTTTGAATTTTTAGGCACATCAGAAACTCCTGGAGATTATGATTCAACTAATTCATCAGGAAGAATTATTCCTCAAAAACATTTTCCAATTTTTAATCCAGTTTTATCTAAAAACAATTTTTTAACTGGTGAAACAGTAACATCAGATTCTTCCACAGGAATAGTTGAAAATTGGGATTCTAAAAATAATTTACTTACTGTAAGTTCGAGTGATAATTTCTATTCTGAATCCATTATTAAAGGATTTACTTCTAAAACTCAAGGAAATGTAACTTCTGTTGAAAGAACAGATTCTTTCTTTGAAACTGGAGTAACTTCTAAGGTTGAAAAAGGTTGGCAAATTAATGCAGGATTTTTAAATGACAATTTGCAAAAAATACAAGACAGCTTTTATTACCAAAATTTTTCATATTCAATAAAATCAAAAATAGAGTATAATACTTGGAACGATGTAGTAAGTACACTTAACCATACTTCAGGATTTAGAAAATTTTCTGATTATCAATTAGAATCCTCTTTACCACAACCAAATAGAGGGGCATTAATAGTAGGTCTCTCTACTGGGTTAACTTCGTTTGAAACTTTGAACACTATTGTTGGTAGTGCAAATTTAAACTGTGTTTATGATTTTGATTTAGTAAAAGAAAATTCTTTACAAATTGGCAATTCATCATTTTCTGATGAAATTGTATTTGCAAGTAGAATTCTTGCAGATTATCAAGAATCAGTAGGAAATAGAGTGCTTTCGATTGATGATATTAGTTCACAATTTAACAGTAATCCGAGAGCAACTCGTTTTTCAGATATTCATAGATTTAAATTATCAGATGCAAGAGTACAAAAATATCTTATATATGCTAAAGATAAAAGATTCACTGATGAAAGACAGTGTGAGTTTGTAACACTTTTACATAATGATGTAACTGGATTTTTAAATCAATATTCAAAAGTTTATAGTGTCAATGATTTAGGATCCTTTGATTTTAATGTTCAAGGAACAGATGGAATATTAGAATTTTACCCAATAAAATACTCTGTAAATGATTACAATATTTCTTTAATCTCATATAATATAAAAGGTGTTTTGTCTGGCATTACCAGCAGTGTTAATTATGGTGGAATTGTAAATATTGTTGGAACAAGTGTAACTTCAGTTTCTTTAGGGTCTACTTGCACGATTGTAAGCATTGCAAATACATATACTTCTGCAAAAGTTTTAGTTGAAATTAGTGGAAGTAATGGGCAATATGAATTTGATGAATTAAATGTTATTCACGATGGATCAAATATTCACTTTTTAGAGTATGGACAATTAACAAATGATTCTATTCTTCCATATTCAAGTTCTGGACTAGGAACATATAACTCATATTTTTCTGGTTCAAATCTAATTATAGATTTTATTCCAAACATTGGATTGGGAGTTACCTGCAATACTTTACATATCTCAATTGCAAATGCATCATATACTGGTGTAGGAACTTTTGATATGAAGTATTCGTTGTTGGAAGCAAAAACAACTTCAATTGCTTCATCCACATCTCCAATTGCAACTCCAATTGGACAATATATTAATATTAATAGTGATAATTTTGATTATGATTGTGCTCATTTCTTAGTTCAAGTATCAGATTCTGTAAACAATCATCATCAATTATCTGAGGTTATAGTTCTTCACAATTCAACAGATACTTTTATTTCTGAATTTGCAAATATAGAAACTGCATCTGGACTTGGAACTGTTGGTGTTTCGAGAACAGACACATTTACAAAAATTACTTTTACTCCAAATCCAAATATTGGAGTTCAGGTAAAATCGTTTATGAATGCATTGCAAATAGCAGATGAAGCAAGTGATATTACAAAAATTGATTTAACAAATTCCTCCATAGTCACCAATAGTAGTACTTATGAAGGAACTGAATCTACTGTAAAAAGAGATTTTAATTTACAGCATAAAACTAAAGATATATTCAGGAGAACTTTTGATGGAAGTGATCCTGAAATTGTAAATGTATTAAATAATACCATACAAATTCCAAACCATTTCTTAGTAAGTGGAGAAGAAATTGTATATTCAAACACAGGTATAGGATCAACTCAGGCAATTGGAATTGCATCAACTAGTTTTGTTGGAATTGGAACTACTGACAAATTACCGGCAACTATTTATGTTGTAAAAGTAAGTGATAACTTAATTAAACTATCTTCTAGTGCTCAAAACGCACTAAAACCAATTCCAGAAGTTCTTAATTTTACTTCTGTTGGTATTGGATCTTCTCACACTCTTAATGCAATAAATCAAAATGCAAAGATTATTGTTGCTATTGATAATATAATTCAATCTCCCGTTGTATCCAGTGCAATTAGGTCTTCATTATCTAAACAAATTTTATTATCTGAAAATATTGCATTTTTTACAGGAATCACATCATTTTTTGGGGGAGATTTAATTAAAATTGATGATGAAATTATGAGAATTGATAATGTAGGAATTGGATCCACAAATGCAATTCTTCTCAGGAGACCTTGGTTAGGAACTACTGTTGTAGGGCATTCTACCGGTGCTCTAATTACAAAAGTAGTTGGAGACTACAATATTATAAGCAATGCTTTAAATTTCTCTGAAGCTCCATATGGAAATGTTCCGGTAAGTTCACCTACAAATGAACCAGATGAAGTAGATTGGACTGGATTATCAGCATCTTCTTCATTTCAAGGAAGAGTATTCTTAAGGTCAGGAATTCCTAATTCCAGTGATGAAACATATCACAAAAACTATGTTTTTAGTGACATTTCTAATAATTTCAATGGTTCTAAAAATAATTTTACTCTTACTTCTAGTGGATCTAGTGTTACTGGAATTAGTAATGAAAATGCAATCATTTTAATTAATGACGTTTTTCAAGGACCTGGACCAAATGCAGATTATATTCTAGCAGAAAATGCTGGAATCACGAGTGTTAGTTTTACTGGAACAGCATCATCAGTTTCATACGATGTAAATGTTTCAACTCTCCCAAGAGGTGGAGTAATTATCTCTGTTGGATCAACAGGAGGATTTGGATATCAACCTTTAGTTTCTGCGGGGGCAACCGCTACAGTTTCTTCTGCTGGCACTATTTCAGCAATTAGTATTGGAAACAGTGGATCTGGGTATAGAAGTCAATCAACATATGAAATACTTGTCGATACTTCATTTCCAGTAGGGATAGGATCAACTAATATTTACTTAGAGAATTTCAACAGCGTCTTTAGTATTTTAAGTTTACTCAATACTGGATCAAATTGTAGTGTTGGTGTTGGAACATTTATTAAAATTGGTAATGTCATTACTTCTATTGGGTCCACTTTTGTTCAAATAGGATCTGCATCAACAAGTCAATATAATATTCCTTCTGGAACACAAGCAGTTGTTAAGATATCGAACCCAAAAATTGGAATTGTTAAGGTTGGTGTGGGTAATAGTTCTGTTGGTGTTTCTACAATTACACATATTGGATATTCAACTATTATTTCTGGTAAAATATCTACATCAGTTACAATCACAAATTCTGGTAGTGGATATACTTCAACAAATAGACCAGAAGTAATTATTGATGATCCACTCTCATATTCGAACATACCATTAATTTACAGTGCTTCTTCTATTTCAGGTGTTGGAAGTAATGCAACTGCAAATATTATAGTAGGACAAGGATCAAGTGTAATTGATTTTGAAATTGTAAATTTTGGATATGGATATAGACAGGAACAAATTTTAACTGTTGCAATTGGTGGAACAGTAGGAATTCCAACTACAGGATCTGCCTCTTTTAAAGAATTTCAACTTTCAATTGAAGAAACACATTTTGATGAATTTTCTGGGTGGTCAATTGGTGAATTACAAATTCTTGATAATTTTAATTCTTTATTTGATGGATCAAGAAAAGAATTTCAAATTACAGTGTCTAGTGTTCCAATTTCAATTCGTTCTTCGCCAGGGTCCTTAGTAAACGTTCAGGATGTTTTATTGATTTTTATTAATGATGTTTTACAAAAACCGGGAAGTGGTTATATCTTTAATGGTGGAAGCATTATTGCGTTTACTGAGGCACCAAAATCCGGAGATATTTCAAAAATACTCTTCTATAAAGGAAGTGGTTCTATTGATGTAATCGATAGGAACATTTTAGAAACTGTAAAAAAAGGTGATGATCTAACTATTAGTTATGATTCTTCTCGTGGACAACCAATAACTTTCCAAGAAGATGAAAGAACTGTTACCACAATTACATCCACAAATACTGTTGATACACTTTCATATTTTGGTCCTGGAAATACAAATGATTCAAATTTATTAAGACCAGTTGTTTGGTGCCGACAAACTGAAGATAAAATCATTAATGAACAAATAATTGGAAAAGATAGAATTATCTATGAACCTCTAATTTATCCAACTACATATCTAATTAAATCTGTTGGAATTGGATCTACAGTCATTTATGTGGATAATATTCGTCCATTCTTTAATCCGATAAATGAAAACAATGGGACTTTATTAAATTTAGATTTCCAAAAAAATATTACATTAATTTCTCAAGATGGTAGAGTTGGAGCAACTGCGACTTGTATAGTTTCCTCTGGAGGAACAGTTACCTCAATTGTTATTAGTGATGGTGGAAGTGGATATACAACCACACCAACAGTATCAATTTCTCAACCAATTGGATTTGGAACAACAGCAGCACAAAATACTGCCCTTGCAACTGCAACCATATCTGGTGGAGTTGTAACAGGAATTGCAGTTACATTTGAGGGGAGTGGGTATATATCTACTGCTGTTCCACAGGTATTAATAGAATCACCGACTTTAATTTCAGAATCAGATTCTGTTACTACTTATAGTGGAGATTCTGGTGTTATTGTTGGATTTGGAACTACTACAATTTCTTCAATTGATCAAATTATATTTGATCTTTATATTCCAACCATCTCATATTTAAGAGATACTTCTGTGGTTGCAACTGCAATTACAGTTAGTGGAATTGGAACTGGTGACTATTTCTTGGTTTATAATTCAAATGTTGGTGTTGCAACAACATCAATAACGTCAAGAGACACCAGTAATAATGTCATAGGAATTGGAACCAATTTTGTAGATAATGTTTATCAAGTAGAGAGTGTAAGTAATGTAAGTGTTGCAAATACTACAATTGGAATTGCAACAGTTGGTTCTGCAACCACTACAGTAAGAAGAGTTTTTGCAAAAATTAGTGGTATTTCTACTATTAATTTTTCATCAACAAATATTACTTTTGATTCAACTGTATTTACTTTTGACTCTACTGGAATTGGTTCTGGTAGTGGTTACTCCGGAGGTATCACAACATCAAATTACTTTGGAAACTTTAGTTGGGGCAAAATTCAATTAACTGCGAGAACCGAAGAGAATGAATTTAATTTTTATGGTAACGTTGGAGTTGGTGGAATTTCTACATCTGCGTATGTAATTCGCACCGTACCTCTAAAATTCCTTAGCTACACTTAATCAATAAATAGTTAAAAACTTTTTAAAATGGCAAGAATAGGAATAAACACTGGAAGTGCAGCAAATGATAATACAGGTAGTACTCTTCGTGCCGCTGGTGGTATTATTAATGGCAATTTTAGTGAGATTTATACTCATTTTGGTAATGGAACAAACTTAACTTCAATTGGTGGAACCTGGACATCAACATCTGTAGGAATTCATACTCTTAAGAACGTTGGTATAGGAACCACAAATCCAAGATTTACATTAGAAGTCGGTGCGGTAGGAGCATCAGGAACAACACTCTTTGTAAATGGTGATGCAAGAGTTACTGGTATTGTTACCATAGGTCCTGCAAGTATCACTCTTAATGGTATTACAAACATTATTAATGTTGGTACTGGTATTACTATTAATGGTTCTACTGGAATTATCAGTGCAACAGCAATTGTTCTTGGAGGAACAACATTAACTGGTTCTGCTGTTACTTTTATTACTGCTGGTTCTGGTATTTCTGTAAATCAAGGTACTGGAAATGTAACAATCACTGCGACAGGTACAGGATCAACCTCTCAATGGGTCACAACAGCAGCAGGTATTCATACACTCTCTAATGTCGGTATAGGCACCACAAACCCCACCAGTGCTCTTACAGTGACTGGTAATGGAACCTTTACTGGTGTTGTGACTGCTACTACATTTGTTGGGGCACTCACTGGCACTGCAACAACTGCTACTAATGCTCAAGGACTTACTGGAACTCCTAATATTACTGTAGGGGTTGCGACAGTATCAACACTCAATGTAGGAACTGGTGGAACAGTTATTACTACAACCACTGCTGGATTGGTTGGAATAGGAACAACAAACCCAACAAGTAAACTTACTGTATCTGGTGATGTTCTTGTTTCTGGTAAAATAGTTGCTGGACTGACTAGTAGTATCATTCCTTTTTATTGGGAAAATTTTTCTGACCTTCCCTCATTTAGTACTTATCATGGTGCTTTTGCTCACGTTCATCAAACTGGAAAGGCATACTATGCTCATACTCGTTGGGTAGAATTAGTTAATAAACAGGCAGATGGAACTGTAGGAACTGGAACTGAAAACTTTAATGTTGGACTTGTAACTGCTACTACACTCAATGTAGGAACCAGTGGAACAATTATTACTACAACCACTGCTGGATTGGTTGGAATAGGAACAACAAACCCCACCAGTGTTCTTACAGTCAAAGGAAATACTTCTCTTGAAACTTTAAGTGTTTCTGGTATTTCTACACTTGGAACAGTACAGATTTCTTCTGGTATAGTTACTGCGACTTCTGGGATTGTTACATATTATGGTGACACCTCAAATGCAGCAGATGGTAGATGGACATTAGGTGCAAGTGGAAATAATGACTATACATTCACTGGAATTGGATTTACTCAAACTACTAGTGATCCTGTTTTATATCTTGCAAGAGGTAGAGTTTATGAGTTTGTAAACAACTCTGGTGGGTCTCATCCATTTCAAATACGTGTAAGTAATGGTGGTTCTGCATATAGTGATGGAGTTACTAATAATGGTGGTGCAAGTGGCATTATAAGATTTGAAATTCCTTTTAATGCACCAAATACTCTTTACTATCAATGCACTTCTCACTCTGGAATGGGAAATACCATGAGTGTTTATCCATCAACAATCTAAAATACCTAATAAATAATAAAAAAACTATCATAAAATGGCAGCAATTATAACTGATCAAATTAGAGTTTTAAATGCAAAGAATTTTGTTTCTGGGATAAACACTGGAACAAACTCTTACTATACTTTTATTGGTCTTCCAAATCCAGCAGATTTTCAATCAGATTGGGATACAAATCCTCCTTCACCAAAAGATAATTTTAACGAAGAAAATAAATATTGGGATACAATGATTGCATTAAAAAAAATTAATGCAAGTGATGCCCGATTGGTGATTCAAAGAAGATTTTGGTCTTCTGGAACTGTTTATGATATGTATCGTCACGATTATAGCAGTTCAAACACGGCTCCAATATCAGGAGCAACTAATTTGTACTCTGCAAATTATTATGTAATTAATAGTGATTATCGTGTTTATATTTGTCTTCATAATGGAATTAGTCCTGACAATCCTACAGGAAAACCATCTCTTGATGAACCAACATTTACAGATTTAGAACCAAGATCTGCCGGTTCCTCTGGAGATGAATATATATGGAAATATCTTTACACTATCAAACCTAGTGAAATTGTAAAATTTGAATCCACAGATTTTATACCCGTACCTACAGATTGGGAAACAAGTTCTGAAAGTGCACCAATTAGAAATAATGCAATAGATGGTTCTCTGAAAATTGTAAAAATTACAAATAGAGGAGTAGGTTTAGGAACTGCAAATAAAACTTATACAAGAATTCCAATCAAAGGTAATGGAAGTGGTGCAGAGTGCACAATTGTAGTTGATAATGATCAAAAGGTACAGTCAATTACAGTCTCAAATCAGGGATCTGGATATACTTACGGAAATGTTGATTTAGTTGCTGGTGGATTTCCAACAGGAACTACGAGACCCACCTTTGATGTTATTATTTCACCTCAAGGAGGGCACGGATATGATATTTATAGAGAACTCGGTGCAATTAACGTTCTTGTATATTCAAGAATTGAAAATGATGTTCAGAATCCTGATTTTATAACTGGAAATCAAATTGCAAGAATTGGAATTGTTCAGAATCCAAAATCATTTGGATCTACACAGATTGTGTCACTAGATAAAGCAAGTGCAGTTTATGCATTGAGACTCACAGGAGTTGGATCTAGTTCAGCAATCTTTGTACCAGATAGTTATATTACTCAAATAATTGGCACTGGTATTACTGCTGCCGGAAGAGTTATAAATTATGATCAAACAACTGCAGTCTTAAAGTATTGGCAAGATCAATCTGTAGCAGGATTTAATACAGTTGGAACGGCACAAACAACTCCTGTATATGGATTTAACTTAAATGTTTTTACAAGTTCTCCATCCACTGGTGGAAATTTATCGATCATACCAACTAATGGTACAACAAATCTTTCGATTGATACAACATTTACGGGTATTTCTACTGTAATAAATAATAGAACATATTACTTAGGTCAATCTTTTGCAAATGGTTTGGCAAACCCAGAAGTTAAGAAATATTCTGGAAACATAATCTATGTTGACAATAGACCGTCAATCACCAGATCATCAAACCAAAAAGAAGATATTAAAGTTATTTTGCAATTCTAGGAAATTATGCCTCAACAAACTAATCTCAACGTATCTCCATACTTTGACGATTTTAATTCTGACAACAATTATTCCAAGGTTCTATTTAAACCTGGATATCCTGTACAGGCAAGAGAACTTACAACATTACAATCTATTTTACAAAATCAGATTGAAAAATTTGGGCAACATTTTTTCAAAGAAGGTGCAAAAGTTATTCCAGGGAATACTGGATATAGTAGACAATATTACGCAGTTCAATTAAATAATAATTATTTGGGAGTTCCTGTTGAAGCATATGTATCACAATTAATCGGGACAAAAATTACAGGACAAACTTCTGGTGTAACGGCTACTGTTGAAAATGTATTATTTGCAGCAAATTCTGAGAGGGGCAATCTCACTCTTTATGTAAACTATCTTTCTTCAAGTACTACAAATAATTCAACAAAAACTTTTTCTGATGGAGAAGGACTTCTTACAGGATCAACAATAAATTCTGGTCTTTTAGGAAATAGTACAATTCAAACAGGACAAACATTTGCAATCACTCTTGCAAATAATGCAACTTCTATTGGATCTGCCTTTACAATTACTGAGGGTGTTTATTTTGTAAGAGGTCAGTTTGTAAGAGTGGCAACTGAAACTTTAATTTTAGATCAATATAGCAATACTTCAAATTATAGAGTTGGATTATTTGTAAACGAAGAAATTATAACACCAGATATTGACGAAAGTTTAAATGATAATTCTCAGGGGTTTAATAATTATTCTGCACCTGGCGCAGATAGATTTAAAATATCAGTATCACTTTTTAAAAAAAGTTTAGAAGATTTTAATGATAATAATTTTGTAGAACTTGCTTCTGTAAGTGATGGAATTTTAAAATCTCAAAAAACCACTACAGATTATAGTAACTTAACAGACGAATTAGCAAGAAGAACTTATGCAGAATCTGGAGACTATTGTGTAACTCCATTTGATGTATCGGTCAAGGAGTCACTAAATGATCAACTTGGAAATCGTGGTATCTTTAATGTTGGCCAATTTACTTATGGTGGATCAGTTCCAACTGATAATTTAACAGTTTATCAAATTTCTCCTGGAAAGGCATTTGTTCGTGGATATGAAATTGAAACTATCAGTACAACATTTTTAGATTCATTAAAACCAAGAACAACAAAAACTTTAGAAAATCAAGCAATTAATTATAATACTGGACCAACTCTAATTTTAAATCGAGTTTATGGATCTCCCACAATTGGAATTGGAAATACCTATGTATTAAGTTTAAGAAATGAAAGAGTTGGTATTTCACAAACAATTGCTCCAGGAAAAGAAATTGGTGTATCTAGAATTTATGATTTTAGATTAGAGTCCGGATCTTATAATGCATCAAATTCAAATATTAATCAATGGTATATTTCACTATATGACATTCAAACAATTACTGAGATTAGTTTAAACGAACCTATTACTCTTTCTGTTCCGACTTTTATTAAGGGAAATAACAGTGGTGCCACTGCATTCTTAAAAGAATCTGTTTCAAATTCTTCACTATTAACTGTTTATGAAAAAACAGGGGAATTCATAACAAATGAGTCCTTTACAATTGATGGAATTGTAAATGGAAGAGTAGCAACAGCAATAACATCATATGGTATTTCTGATGTTAAATCTGTTTATGGTACTGTAGGATCAGGATCTACGTTTACAGCTGATACTGTTCAGTCAACCTCAATTATTGTTGGATTGGCAACAATCACACCTCTTCAGTATAATTCAAATGTATCCATTTTAGGAACCAATATTACATCAACAGTTGGTGTTGGATCAATCAAGATTTTTGTAAACAGCACTTCCGGAGTGTCAGTAGGTAGTTCTATTAGTATAGGTACGTCAATTACAAACGCAGTTGTGACTGGTGTTGGAAATACTTTTGTAACTATTGGTGCTGGAGCAACAATAGGAAATTTACTTAATTTATCAATCAACAATAGTGTAGGTATTGGATCTACTCAATTATTTGTTGCAAGTAGCACAGGAGTTTCTATTGGAGGTTCTTTTAATCTTGATAGGGGAAATTTAGTTACTACGATTACTACTGGGCAAACTGTGGGAATTGGGTCAACTCAAATTTTTGTGACAAGTCTTTCTGGAGTTGCCATAGGAAACTCTGTTACTGTAGGAGCAGCACTCACAAATGCACGTATTGTTGGTCTAGGCACAACATCTGTTTTTATTGGAACCGGAAATACTGCATCAGTAACCATAACCGCAGGAACAGCAGTTACATTCTCTCTTATAAATTTTGGATTATCTGTTGTTAGTTTAGGCGCAACTTCTATTTTTATTGGAGCAGGAAATACAATATCTTCTGCAATTGGAATTGGTAGCACTCTGGCATTTACAAACACTTCCACTTTAATTACAGGGACAGCAGTAACTTTCAGTAATCCACTATTCACAAGTAATGTAATATCACCAAACAAGTTATTTCCAGGAACAATTGTTAAAAAAGACAATATAGTTTCTTATGGGACAACAAATACCGTGGACCCCTTCTATGGTAAAGTCATATCTGTAGGAACAACATCAATCCAAATTGGTGGAATTAAACTTCCAAATGTTGCACTTGGAATTGCAACAGTTGCCGGAGTGTGTGATGGAGCACTTCCAACTACATTAATTTCAGTATCTGATTTTGAAATTTTAACAACAAATTTAGAAGACTCTACAGATAACACTCTTTATACAAAACTTCCAAAGAATAACATATCTTCTGTTGATCTTACAAATGCAAGTTTAACAATTAGAAAATCTTATACAGTTAATATTTTAAACAATCAACTTTCAACAGCAGCAGTTGCCGGATCTAACGAAACCTTTTTACCTTTTGATGAAGAAAGATACTCACTAATTCGTTCTGATGGATCCACGGAAGTTTTGACTTCTGATAAGTTATTATTCACATTTGGATCAACTCAACTTGAAATTTATAATCTTGGATCAAATGATACTGGTGCAACACTAATTACGACACTCACAAAAAGAAAACCAAAGGCAAAATCAAAACTGAAAAATAGGGTGAATAGTGTTATTGTAGATAAATCAAAATATAATTATTCTGGAATTGGTGGAACTACAATTAATGATGGACTAACTTTTGGAAACTACCCATATGGTACAAGAGTTCAGGACGAAAATATATGTCTAAATGTTCCTGATGTGATTCAAATTCATTCAATTTACGAATCTTTAGATACAACAGATCCATTAGCACCAACTGCTGCTTTATTCTCAATTACAAGCCCATCCACAACAACTTCTGAGTTGATTATTGGAGAAAAAATTGTAGGACAAACAAGTGGGGCAATTGCAATCTGCGCAGAAAAATTAACAAATACTCAAATTTCTTTTATATACAAAAATCAAAATACCTTTAAGGAAGGGGAAACATTAGTATTCCAAGAATCAAATATTAGTGCAATTGCAATAACATTAAATGTTGACAGTTTCAATATTTCTTCAAATTATACATTCTCGACTGGACAAGAAGGAACATTTTATGATTTTGGTGTAATCAATAGAAAATCAGATTCTGATGAACCAACTAAAAGATTAAAAATTTATTTCCAAAGTGGTTACTATCAGTCCTCTGATGATGGAGATATTACAACAGTAAATTCATATAATACTTTTGATTATAGTAAAGAAATACAAACTGTAAATGGAATTTCAAATTCAAATATTATTGATATTCGACCAAGAGTTTCTTCATATACTGTGTCTGAAAATTCTCCATCACCATTAGAATTTAATGGTCGAAATTTTAATGCATCTGGAAATTCTGCAACAAATGTTCTTGCCTCAGATGAATCTATTCTTACAACTTTTTCTTTCTATTTGGGAAGAATTGACCGAATTTATCTTTCAAAAGATGGCAAATTACAAATCAAATATGGAACTCCTGACGAGAGACCTGAAAAACCAGTATCTGTTGATGATGCAATAGAAATTGCTACAGTTAATCTTCCACCATATCTTTATAATGTCTCTCAAGCTTCCATAGAATTTTTAGATTACAAAAGATATCGAATGGTTGATATCAAACAACTTGAGAATCGTATTAAAAATTTAGAGTATTATACTTCACTTTCATTATTAGAAACAAATACTGCAGGTCTTTTTGTTCCAGATTCAAACGGATTGAATAGATTTAAATCTGGATTTTTTGTAGATAATTTTACTTCACTTCTTGCACAAGAGGATGGTGTTTCTTACAAAAATAGTATTGATTTGAGAAATAAGGAATTGAGACCTCAACACTATACAAATTCTGTAGATTTAATTGCAGGACCTGTAATTAATGTCGATCCAAATGCAGATCTTCAATTTTTACCTCCAGAGGGAGTCAACATTAGAAAATCTTCAGATGTTATTACTTTGGATTATGCAGAACGTGAATGGTTCAAACAAACCTTTGCAACAAGAGCTGAAAGTGTGACTCCATTTTTGGTTAGTTTTTGGCAAGGAACTGTAGAACTTACTCCTTCATCTGACACTTGGGTAGACACTACAAGAGTAGAAGCAAAAATCATTAATACTGAAGGAAATTATGCAGAAACTCTTGCTAATGCAAGTAGGACTTTAAATGTTGATCCACAGACAGGATTTTCACCAACAATATGGAATGCTTGGGAAACAAATTGGACTGGGCAAGATATTACGTCAAATACAAGAACAAGAACTATTAGTGGAGGTGGAGATCGTGAAGAACAAGGTGATGGAGGTAGGGGACAAGTTAGACAATATAGTGAAACAGTATTTGATACTGTAGTTCAAGACACTCTGAGAGAGGTAAGAGACACAGGAGTTCAAACAAGAACTGGAAATAGAACTATTGTTACTGAACAATTTGATCGAACTTCTGTTGGTGATAGAGTTGTAAGTAGAAATGCAATTTCTTTTATGAGATCGAGAAATATTCAATTTATTTCTAAAAAAGTCAAACCACTTACTCAAATGTATGCGTTTTTTGGTGGAGTTGATGTCACAAAGTATTGTGTTCCAAAACTTTTAGAAATTAATATGGTGACCGGTGCCTTTCAAACCGGAGAAACTGTGATTGGATCAGTCCCAAACACCGGATTGGGTCCAAATGATGCAAGTACAAAATCAAAAATAACTTTTAGAGTTTCTCAACCAAACCATAAAGAAGGTCCCTATAATGCAGCAGTAACAACTTTCTCACTCAATCCATACACAAGTCAAGTTCTTCAAGGATCATATTCATCAACATCAACTATTTTAAATGTTGATACATTTTCACTATCAAATGAACCTCAAGGACAATTTAGTGGGAGAGTTGAAAGTGGAATGATTCTTGTTGGACAAACAAGTGGTGCTCAAGCAACAATTACAAATTTAAGGTTGCTTTCTGATTTATCTGCAACTTTAATTGGAAGTTTTAATGTACCAAACCCAAACATCAATGTTCATCCAAAATTTGAAACTGGATCTAAAGTTTTTACATTAATCAACAATAACATAAACGATCAAAATGCAGCAACAACAATTGCTGAAGAAGGATTTACTTCGAGTGGAACTTTAGAAACAGTTCAAGAAAACATTATTTCTGTAAGAAATGCACGAATTCAAAATAAACAAGAATTTGAAGATAGAGCAATTTCAAGAACCACAGGGACACAGGTAATTTCAACACAAACAATTGGTTCTCAAGGGAGACAAAGGACAGTTACTCAATGGTACGATCCATTAGCTCAATCTTTCTTGGTAGAGGATGATACTGGAGTATTTTTAACAAGATGTGATGTATTTTTCAGATCAAAAGATGATACTGACATTCCTGTAACTTTTCAAATTAGAACTATGCAAGGAGGTCTTCCAACACAAAAGATTCTTCCATTTTCTGAGATTATATTAGAACCAAATCAAATTTTCACATCCGGTGATGGATCTGTTGCAACTTCCTTCATATTTAAGGCACCAGTATATCTTGAAGGTGGGCAAGAATATTGTGTATGTATTGCATCAAATTCCACAAAATATAGTGTATATATTTGTAGAATTGGTGAAAATGATCTTCTAACACAAACATTTATTTCAAATCAACCAACTTTAGGATCTCTATTTAAATCTCAAAATGCTTCTACTTGGGAACCAAGTCAGTGGGAGGATTTGAAATTCACACTTTATAGAGCTGATTTTATTGAATCTGGATCTGCAGAATTCTATAGCCCACAATTAACAGAGGGAAACAATCAAATTGCAACTCTACTTCCAGATTCCTTGAATTTAAGTTCAAGAAAAATTAGAGTGGGACTGAACACTACAGTACAAGATAGTGGATTAACTCTTGGGAATACTGTTAGTCAGCAGGGAAGTAATGCAACTGGCAATTTTGTTGGAAGTGCAGGAATATCAACAGGAACACTAAGTGTAATTAATTCTGGTATTGGATATACTCCATCATCAGGATCTGCTACTTACAGTTCTATAAATTTAGACACAATAACCGGAAGTGGTCAAGGAGCAACTGCAAATATAACAATATCAAATGGTTCAGTTGTATCTACTGGAGTTACAATTGCGTCTGGTGGTTCAGGGTATCAAGTTGGTGATGTTCTTGGAATTACAACGATTGGAAGTCTTACAATTGGGCAAAATGCAAGATTTTCTATTGGTAATATTACAGGAGTTGATCAACTAATTCTTGATAATGTTCAGGGAGATTTTATAACCGGTGCTGGTAAAACTGTTCAATACATTAATAACTCCGGTCTTACAACAACACTAAATTCTTCTTATGGTGGTAATGTATTAATTTCTACGATTAATGTAGTAAGTGATGGTTTGAGTATTGTAGTGAATCATAGAAATCATGGGATGTATTCAAATACAAATCTTGTATCTATTTCTGGGGCAATCTCTGATGTAAAACCAACAAAATTAACGTCAGGATATACTTTTGATTCTACGTCGGCAATTCTTGTAGATGATTCTTCTACATTCTCAACCTTTGAAAATGTTGGTGTTGGAACAACAAATGCAGGATATCTTTTGATTGGAAATGAGATTATTTCTTATACATCAACTTCTTCTGGATCAATTGGTGGTCAAATTATAAGAGGTTCAAATCCAATTAACTATGCAACTGGAACACCAGTTTATAAGTATGAGTTGAGTGGAGTTTCTCTAATAAGAATTAAT